TCAGTTATACCTGCGGCTGACTTTGGATTGTCTACAATACATTGTGCAACAATTACAGGTTTTGATAACGCTAACGGAATACAACCGCAAGTTGAATGTTCAGCAACAGGGGCTTATGAATCAAGCACTTCTATTGCTCTAATGTTCACTTCACTTGACGGAACTAACGCTACCGTTTCCGATGATGGCAACGGTGGTTCTGTTAGACTAAGAGTTTGGGGCAACCTTTGAGGTGGCTTGATTGGTAACAGTTAGATTAACTGATAATTCTAAAATCGGTAGACTTAACATTACACCAAAACAAGAAATAACAAGGAAAGAAGAAGCGACAGTCTCAGTAAGATGGGCTGTCCTTCGTCTTTCCGACCCTAATTATTTCTTTAGTTTTGGTGAAGAAGACCGTGAAGAGTTGTTAGCACTTAATGAAAAACTAGTCCTACTGGGTTGTAAGGAAACAGGAAAGGATATTTCAACTGTTAAAGAATTAGCAGACGAACTACTTCCTAAGAAAGAGAAGCCTAAACCAAAACCTAAACCAAAACCTAAACCAAAAGCAAAAACTCCTTCTAAAACAAAGAAAGAGTAATCGCTACATTAAATAGGTGGAGTCTTTCTCCATAGATTGAACAGGTGATAGTATGACAGGCATAGGCGGTTGTAGAAGTAGTGGAGTATTGGGCGCAAGCGCAGTTGTAAGTAACGAAGGGGCTAAGTTAATTAGCATACATGCGGCAATTACAATAGCGGGTGGAGACGCAGTAACAGTTAAGGTTTTCAACGGAACAGATAACACAGGAACAGAAGTTGCTAGAATATTTCATTCAGTAACAGGGCATTATAATCTTGAATACGATATGCATGGAGTTCTTTGCAGAAGCGGAATATTCTTGGAAGTAACAGAAGCAGGAAGTTCTACGGCAAATGTTTCCGTAGAGTTCAACTGAGGTTTTATTATGGCGGCACTAAGTCAAGACACAAGGTTAGTTATGACAATTTTATTTGTCGGAACAGTTAGCGGAGCGAATGTATATTTCTATTCTGCTTACGGATTGAATTTCCCATACGGGGCATTAGCACATTCTGTTCTGTTTGGGCTTATTACAGTGGGTGGAATAATGGTTATGAAAGCATTATTTGATTTATCACTAAATGATAAGATTGAGATAAGATTACTAGACAGACAAATTGAAAATCACTTCCAAAGACTACAAAGAGAAGAACAAATAAAATCAAAACTACAAGATAGTATGAAACAGTTTGGTACAGTAAGGCGTGAAAACTGGCGAAGCGGAGTCATGGCCACTACTGAAGACTATGACGACAACACAATAGGAAATGAATTCTTAGCAACTATACAACAATAGGTTGTGGTTGATTGGTCTTTGGCGACATAATGGGCTTTAGTGAGTCCGACTATGTATATAATCAAAGTCGGGCGCATTCAGCAGATATGTTCTTCATAAAAATGAAGATGTATTTTTGGGGAAGTTGCGTTGGACTATCAGCCTTTTTGATAGGCAATATCATGGGAGTCTTTGACATCAATATAATGGGTTGGATTATAGAGAGGGCTAAGGATATTTGGGGGCATTAATTTGTGGAAAAATATTCTTAAAAGCACTTTAGAAGATTTAGGAATAGTAGAGCCTTTTAGTTGGATTTCTAAAGATAGAATAAGCGACGGAGAAGCAGAATTGGTTGATGGCGAATATGGAATTTATTGGCAAATTAATCAATTTGGCTTAGAAAGGGGATATAGAAATAAAGGCTTAGGTGAAAAATACCTAAGAGAATTTATTGACTATTTAGAAAGTGAATTTGAAACCAATGATATTCCTTTAGTTCATATGCCCGTAGGTGAAGCAATTACTTTTTGGGAACGCATGGAAGGAAAGGGATTAGTGATTGTTTAATGTCCATAATGACAGGTTTTGCCATACTAGTTGGTGAAGCAATTATAGGCTTTTACAAAAAAGTTCATGCAATTAACTTTGGAGTCTATGGTTCTACAATGGTTGGTAAAACAACTTTGAGTCATCAACTTAGAACAAGGGGAGAAGTTCCCACGATAAAAGATAGAACCGTTGGTTTACATAGAGCCACTAGAAAGAATGTTAAGATTGATGGTAGTTCTCACACAATTAAGAGTGCTGACTTAGGAGGAGAAGCAATCTATTGGAAAGAATGGGTCAAAGATATGCAGAAGCGTAAAGTTAAATATATTATTTTTATGATAGACCACAGACACTTAGATTCACCTTCTAACTTAGACCATCAATTAGCATGGAAGTTTTTAGTAGATACTATTGTAGCAGATAGATGGCCTTCGGGCAGAAAGAAGAAAGAGGCCGACTATCCTATGGCAGTTGGTATATGGGGAAACAAATATGATATGTGGGGAGAGAAGTATAAAAGTGATAAACCCATAGACAAACATGAAATATTTGAACCGTTTACATATGGAATGAGGCAGTTGAATGACAAGGGAATACCTTGTTTTAAATATATAGTATCGGCCAAGTCCGACCCTGAAATGGTGTATAAAGGAATTACTAGTATGATAAAAGATTATTGAGGAATAAAAGATGTATCAGCAACCGAATTTAATAAATACGCAACAAGCAAAGAACGCTTTTTTGCCTAAACTACAACAGTATAGAGCAGTTGGGGCAATTGAAGATTATAAGTTTGATGCGCTAAAACCAAAAAAACAAATGAAAGAAATAAGAAAGGTATTGTTACCGGAAAAGAAACAAATATTGTTTTTAAAATATGGTCACAAGTTTAACTTTAAAGATAGATGTGTAGTATGTGGAACTCATCATGTTTGGGAAGCAGGAGATTACTTAAGACCACCAATACCGCTAGATAAAGTAGAGAAAGGAAGACCACTTAGAGGAACTTACTGTCCTAGACATGCGGCTATTCACAAACAAATGGAAATGCTACAACAACAAATATTAGCAGATGAACATGGACTAGATTTTAAAGCATTTATTCCTAAAGCCAAAATGCCTAATATGTTAAAAAGACAACAATTAAACAACTTAACGAAAGAAGATGTTATGAGGCTGACTAGCATGGGATGGAACATAACGCCACCAACACCGGCTACAGATGCAGAAACGCAAATGGCAGAAATAATTAGATTGATGGCAGAAATACAATTAAATACAGAAAGAGTTAATTATCTAATTAAAGGAGAACAGGGTGAATGATATGGGAATTTTAGGAACAAGTAACGGAACGGTCTTGGCATCAGTACAAGCACAAAGCGACCAACAATTCAAGAATGTAAATAATTTACTTTCTTTACAAGACAACCATGTTGAAGAGTTCTTTCAATATCATGGTCAAATGTTTTTGACACAGATGGAGAAACTTATGGAAGATGTTGTAGAAAGAGTAGTTAGTAAAATGTTGGCTAAGTTACAATTTACAACTGATTCTACAACAGGAATGTTAAGAATACATAATGATGCCATGAGAGAATTTGAAAAGATTACCTCAGAAAACATTGAGTTAGATATTAAGAATATATTAGATGCGGCTATCAATACAGAAGTTGTTAATCAAAGAAAGTTGGCAAAACAACAATACTTAGAATCTCAAGGATTTAGTGGTGGTGGCGGTATGCAACAGATGGCACAACCAACCGCAGGTATGGCAATAGCCGGACTAACAGGACAAACTCAACAATATCAACAAATGCAAGGTGCTATGAATAATGGTAGTGGTTATCCTATTCCACCATCGGGAACTGATAATTATGGAAGGCCATATTGGATAGATGCTCAAGGGCAGATGAGTTACGAACCTCCACAAAGCGGTTTAGGTTTAGGTAGTGCTATACAAAAAGGTGCGGCTTGGGCTAAATGGTTAATGTGAAGGTGATTTTTTTTGAGAATAAAAGATGCTAAGGGTAGTCCTCTATCTTGGACTCAACCTATAGCAACTCAAAGATTTGCCGAGTTTATTTTATTTGATTATTTAGCAGAAGGTTCTACTGGAAAAGGAACAGAAGATTATGCGGAAAGAGTAGACCCCGATGATGTAAAAGAAAAAAACTTTGGTGCTGAAGCATATGATGAAAATAAATTCATAACTGTTTATAAAAAAGCATTGTCAGCACTAAAGAATAAATCTATTTCAACTATTATAAAAGACAAAAGATTTCAATTGCGTTTAAATCCTGACATTGAAAGTTTCTTAGAAACTAATGAAATCGGAAAGGAACTCGCACAAATAAAATTAAAAAATTTAACAAGTCAAAAATTAGCAAGCGTTTTTAGAGATACAAAAGCAACAAAAGCAAGTCAATCTAGGATTAGGCAGGGTTTAACTCAAAGTGAGTTAAAGAAACTTAAAAAATTAAAAGATGACAATGGTAATAATATTTTTAATGTTGAAGAAAAATCTCATAGAAACAAAAACAAAAGAACTAAAATTATTACATTTACTGAATTAAGCAACGATGCCTATATAGACAATCTCAACACTGAAGAAAGTGGCTACCCCAAAGCGGAGGCATTATTCGACGCAGGTTTTATTAGAGAAGAAAAAGACTTAAGGAATATATTACTTCCCACTATCATAACAAGTAAAAAAATCCAACAAGAAACTAAAATGACTATTGGGGGCGGAGATGATGAAAAGTTATCTTTGGAAAGTAGCCCTCTTTATAGAGAACAAGTTATACCCATAGCCACAACAACGGGTAGAGAACAAAAAACAGCAACAGATAGTTTAGAAGTAATATTTGGAAAACAATATGAAGATACAGATGAGGGAGAGAAAGCAGTATTTGAATATTCTAAACTTAGAAGAGAAACAGATAAACTTAAGCCTATATTCGATGAGTATATTGATAGTTTAAGAGAATTGCTTTTAGAAAGAAACCCTGCATTGAGAGATATTGAATCATACATTAAAGATGCTACGGAAGAAGAAGTAGATGCAATGTTTGATAGGCTCGAAAGCCCCGAAGAAGAAAAGGACTTTAGAGCAAAAGAAGAAAAAATAATAGAGGAAACTACCGAAAAAGAAAAAGAAAAAACACAAGGTTTCGTTAAGGATTTTTTAAAAGAGATTATTGATGAACCTATTAAAGATAGCACAATATCCGACTTAAAAAGAACTCTTAGTGAAATAAAAATAGGTGGTAAAAGTTTTGAAAATGTGGCTGACTTTGTTACAACAAATAGAGATATGTTGAGTCAAATGAGAGTTATAGGACACAACAACCCGCAAAATAACCCATTAAAAGCAAAGCATTTATTGTTGTTACCCGACTTCGACAAAAGTAGATATGAAATTGAGTTAGGTAAAGGTAAAGATAGCGGAAATCTTTTGAAGCCAATATTTAAAAATTATTTGGCTAATAAAAGAAGATATATTGACAAAAGAATAAAAGAAAGCGATAAGGGTTTACCTGCTAGAGATGCAGAAGAAACTGAAACTAGTGAAATGCTAAGAATATTGTATAATAATCCAAGCAGGGTATTAGACAAACAATATTTTGGTGAAACTATAGGAGATGTTACTAAAGTCATGGACTTTAGATTAGTTATTGATAGGTTTGCTTTTACTGCAAAAGATTCCGATGGAAAAACTACAACTAGTTATACATATTCTTTAGGTAAATTTGATAGACAGCCTAGCACTATAAAATACAAAAATGTAAACTTAAGAAAGTTACAGACAGCATATAAAAAAGAGTCACAGCCCGATTTAAAATCAACAAGAAAAGCAAGAGATTTTATATTTGACATCAAAGAAGAATTAAATATATTAGAAAGGGAGGTTTAATACAATGGCAATAGCATCATCACCAAGCGACTACACATCTATTGATGTGGACTATTCAACAGGAAAAGGATTCTATACTGACAAAGATGCAGTATCGGATATGTTACAGATACCTGCATTTTCATCTTCTACTTTCCCTAGTCAAGCACAGGTCGGTAAGATTATAAAAAACATAGAAGGTATAGTTGATGATAAAGTAAAGAGGTCATACAGGCCAATTATTCACAAAGATGAGTTCCATGATTTTGAATTTGTTAGACATCCAATGCAAGCATATTATGGAGGCTATGTAGGGTTCATACAATTAGCCACAATGAAACTAAAAAAAGTTATATCTCTAAAGGTTTGGCAGGGTAACAGTTATCTTGAGTTAGCATCAGCCCAAGCAAGCGTCACATTAAACCCCGACAACTTTCAACATCTAAGAAAAATAACTTTACAACTTCCTAATAGTGGTGATACCTTTGAATTGTTTTTTCAAGGGGAAGGAACTATGTCGGCTCATAATACATTTGACAGTAGATTTGGAGCAAAGACAACTGCAAGAGATATTTGCCATTTAATTAATGAAGAGTTTCCTGCGAATACTGCTCAATTTACAGGGGCTAATAGAGAAAAAGAAAGAACTTCTTCGCCTAATAATCTAAGCATAAGTGATTTCTTTTACGCTTCTATTGACCCCGATGATGGATATAAGATTAATATTTCAAGTCTATTGGCAGGGGAAGATGGTTCGGGATGCACAATAACAGTTACAGATAAAGCGGGTCAAGATTCACAATCAACTTCGGAAGCATTTACAGATAAACAGGATATGAAAAGATTAGGTAGTTTTTGGAGCATCAAGGATGACGGTAGGATATTTTTCTTAAGGGATTATCCATATCATACTCAAAACTCTATTATTATTACATATGTTGCAGGTTCAAGTCGTGTACCATCGGCTATACATAAAGCAACAACAATGTTAGTTGCGGCTGAATTACTAAGACATGATGACCAAACTATTATGATTGCTGAAACAGGTGGCAATATATCTACTAAAGAAAAGTATGATATTCTAACTAAAGAGGCTATGGATATACTGAAAGGAAAGGGTGATTTGGTTTATTTACTTGAGTGATTTTTATGCAAGAGTTACAATTGTTCAAGAAATTTTTAGAAATACAAATGGAAAGACAAAAGGCTATGCAAGAACTTTCGGAAATATTGGGAATAGATGTATCTTTTAGTGATGAAGAAATAATAAAAAACGCAGAAGAAAGTTTTAGTAAAGCAATAAGTAAGAAACTAAATGATGATATACAAAAGGCATTGAGGATTTAATATGGATGAAGTAAGTTTGTTAATAGATTTAGTTTCATCTAATTGGAGTTCTTCTGTAAGCACTTTAGTTAGTGCCGGAACTATTAGTGCCGACCATGCAGGAACTCCTAACTTTGTTGATGTTAGAACATTACAAAAGAACAAAGGAGTTAGATATGACTTGACGGCTAAAGATGTTATAATCTTCTTTGAAGACTCTCAAAACATAGAATATCCAACGGTTCATTTTGATGTGAGAAATGAAACTTATTCATTTACAATGCACATGAGAACCATACATGATGAAAGAGCAGGTACGGATGCTGACTTTGGAAAGGACAGGCTAAAGGCTTTATACTTGATAGCCCGTCATACGCTTGAGCGAGGTCGTACTGGATATACCGCAAGTGATGGTTCTAAGTTTAATCAAGTATTTGTAGGTTCAAGAAGCGAAAGTAACGATAGGTCAAAGAGGTTATTCGGTTATAAATTAACAATAGAAGCAAAACGATTCGCATTAGCACTCCCTTAGTAAGTATGTAAAGGAAAGGAGAGAAACAAAATGTCAGCAGAAGATATATTTTTAGGAAGCCAAGCAAGTTTAACATTAGTACCGGAAGTGGATTTATACATACCACTAGACCATAGCAATAGCACAACCACAACATTAAGAGCGCACGATGATTGGGAAGCACATTTCTTAATGGTAACTAATTTATACACAGGTTGTATAATTGAATTATACGCTACGGGTGCGCCCACAACTGTTGTATCAACTCATACTATTACCTCTAATACTGAAAAAGACTTATTGGTTTCTCCTGCTACTAGGGCAATTGTTTCCGGTGATTTTATTCACATTAGAGGATATGGTGCGCCATGTGTCGGTTTATACACAGGCTCAACTAAAAGATTGAACGCTGATAATTGGCTAGGTCTTTTGGAAACTTCCGCCTTTCCTAACTTAGAAGTTGAAATGAAACAACTTAACCTATCTTTAGGTGGCTCAAGAAATTTTACTCATCAATATAAAGGCATTGAAACTGCTAGTGGAGGCAATTTAGCATTGGTGGCTAATCATGGTGCATTTTTATATTATGCTCTAGGAAAATGCACAGAAATTACCGCTACTTTTGAAGCAAATAGCCCTGCTAACAAATTAACCGGACACGGTGCAAACACATCACAAGACGATAGAAGAAATGTTTACCTTGATACTACAAACGGTGGTGCTGAAACAGGAACTATTACTTCAAGTGAATTTTTAGAACAAGGGCCAATTTTCTATAAAACTGCAAGAGGGGCAAATACACTAGTTCCTCCTTTACTACATGGTTTTGATTTGAATACTAATATGGAACTATTGGATAGAACTACATCGTCTGCAACAAATCTAGCAAATCCTATTACATATAAGTTTGAAGAAGCAAACGGAGAAAAACTACCTTCCTTTGCATTAGAACAAACTATGGCTAAGTCTAGCACATTAACTACTAATACCGCAAGTGCTTCGGAAGATACAACTTTTGTTAGAATTGCTAGAGGTAATAGAGTAAATACTCTTACAATGACCGCTAACGAAAATGAAGAAGTTAAAATGACTCTTGATTTAAATTCAAGAGCCGTTCACAGTTTAGACCAAGATGAAAACTATGAAGCGAGAGGCGGAATATCCGATAACAGACAATTGTTTAATTTTGAACAAGCAAATAATACTAGCACAACAGATAAAGATGCTGAACTTTTAGAGCCGTTCTTTTTCTCAAGTGGATTATTTAGCGTCTTTGGACAACAATTTTTGAAGGTCACAAACTTAACATTGACTATTAACAACAATCTACAAGATAAAAGATTCATTGGTGTTGGTAATAAATCAATCAAAGAAGCATTACCGGCACAAAGAACATATGAAGTTTCATTTACTGCTATGGTAACAGATGATAAGTTGTTTGAAGAATTGTTAAATCAAACAGAAGTTGGAGATACTTCTTCCACTCTTCTTACTCTACAATTTGATAAAGCAAATGGGGAACAAATACTGATTAAGTTGCAGGACTACTACTTAAGTGCGGCTAACTTTACCATACCCGACGATAAAGGGCCAATTACAGTAGAAGGAACAGTTATGCCGAGAACATTAAATTCATGCACAGTTAAAACTCATTGGGTCTTACAGGGGTGATTAAATGGTTTCAAAAGCAGAAAAAGGAAAACTAATCATCGAAAGAGAAAAAAAGACAAAAGCCCAACAAAAGGCTGATGCAAGAAAGAAGGCTAAGGAGGCTAAAAAAGAAACTCCAAAAGCCGAGTAATTATAAATTCCACCAACACCGTTTGTTTGTTTGTTGGTTTTGAAGGTGGATAATATGACTGAAAAGAAAGTAATACAAGATAAGAATGTGCTATTTGCACTACAAGAGCCTACGCTACATTATATTAAAGTAGCACCCGAAATAGAAGAATATCTAAAAATTTGGATTAAAGAACCTACATGGCTTGAATCCGAAAAAGCGTTAAATGCTGTCATGAAGATAGACACAAGAACGCAAAATTTAGATTTAGATTTGAATGCCATGTATCGCTACATGGTAGAGAACTTCATATCTAAAACTGAACCAACACTCTCATCGGTTGATATGCTTAGATTAAGCCCGTATATTGGAAATCAAATTAAATCAATCCTACCTAACCCTATGACAATGTTACAGGAGGATGAAGAAAAAAAGGACTAATCAAAAAAGCCCTTAAAGGGGGTAGTTCCGACCTCAAAACAGCGAGTCTAATTATGGTTTACTCGCTTTCTAGTGCTTTACACATTAGTCCATTAGAAGTCTATAAAATGCCAATAAGTCTTGTAAAAGATTTATTAAGCGTTCATGGCGTGATAGAAACGCTAAAAGCCGAAGAGTATGAGAAAATGAAAAATAAAAAGTGATTTAGATGGTAGACTTAGAAAGCACCGATAGAAAAATTGCCAAGATTGATGGCAGTTTAGGTTCTTTAGAAACTACTATCTTTAACACAACTGGTAAAGTTCAAGCCTTTGGTAAAGGATTTTTAGATGCGGCAAACTCATTAAATGGTGCAGGTAAGAAGTGGACTATCTTTAGTAGGATTGTTTCGGGAACTCCTTTATGGAGATTTCAAAATTATTTAAGAGCCGCACTATCTACTTTCTCGGAGTTTGGTGAATCGGCTAGAAAGGCACAAGAGGTTCTACAAGAACAAAATAAAGTAGTTGTAGAGAATTTGAAAAATTATGATAAACTAAAAGAGAATGTTGATAATGCTAATCGTGCCGTTGATAAATTTATAAAAAATAAAACATTAGACCCCGAAGAAACTAAAGTATTAAAAGACCAAGTAAAAGAATTAGACATTTATACTATAGCGTTAAAACAGACTGGTGATGAAACAAAGGCTTTGATAAGAACAAGAAGCATGCTTAATAAACAGGCCGAAACTGCTAGAAAAGAAAATGAAGAAACTCTTAAAGTTTTAAGAAAGCAATATGCTTTTGATAAAGATAGAATAGAAGTTGCTAAAGAACAAGCCAAGATAGAAGCACAGGCGCAAGGCAAGGGTAGATTTAAACAATTTTTTGTTAAAAGAAAAGCAGAAAAAGACGAAAAGAAACAAATGAAAAAAGACCAAAAGGGTGTTTTAAAAGAAAGCAGAAAAGAAGCAGGTAAAAGCGCACTTGGAATGACCTTTAATCTTAAACAATTCAAAGCCTTAATGATGCCACTAGCCCCAATAGCAGGTATATTAAAAGTAGCAAAGGATAGAAAAAAATTAGCAACTAAAGCAAGTGATTTTACTAAATCGTTAGCCCCATTACTAAATCAAGCATTTAAGTTCTTTTTATTTACTATGATGGCTGTAGTGGTTTTCCTATTGTTTGTTAAAGCCGCTTATGAAATATTCCAATTTTTACAAGAAATGGGTATTGTTGATGAAGTGAAAGCATTTGCGGGAGAAGTCTTTTCTTTAGTCGGAAGCATTTTCAAAGTCATTGGGACTTTTATAGATGGTGATTATCAAAAAGCATTTGCGCTATTAGGGCCAATATTAGAAAAAGCAGTTGATTTAGGAATTAAGGGTGCTAAGTTGTTAGTTAAGTTAGCATTCATGACATTAGTTGGAGGCTTTAATTTAATCATAAGATTCTTTGAGGCATTTGTTGGCGACCCTGCATTTAGAGAGAGAGTAATAAGTTATGGTTTAATAATTTTAAAGATAGCACTAGGAGCATGGATGTTAAAAACAATAGCAATATCATTACTGACTTTAGCAGGAATGTATGCTTTACCTATTCTTTTTGTAATTGCGATGGCCGCTTTATTATATGCACTAGCAGACAGATTCGATGAAAAGTTTAAGCAAGGTTTGATAGCATTAAAAGATGGCATATTGGAAGGCTTAAGAGATGCATTGTTATTTGCGGGAGATTATGTAGGAGAGTATATTGTAAAACTGTATGATAAAATAAGGGATTTCTTTGGAACACACCTAGATAAAGTATTCAAGGTAAAGGATGTAGTGTCTAAAGGAGGTGAATTTCTTTTCAAGGGGGGTAAGTTTATTGGTGAAAAATCATTTGACTTTGCTAGTGATGTAAAAGGTGCTATGGCTAAAGGAGGAACAACCTCACTAGCAGGAAACTATTTAGTTGGAGAAAGAGGTGCAGAAATAGTAGAGTTACCGGCAGGTGCTAGAGTTCACAACAATAGCGAAACTAATAAATTACTTTCTACTCCTTCTAATACCGTAAATAATACTCATAACAATAACATTACAGTTAATGTGGAAGCAAAGGGCAACTCCGATGCAGAACTTAGAATGCTTGCAGATAAGATTGGCAAACTAGTTGCGGGCAATATAAATAGAAGAGTATCTTCTTCTTCTAGTATAGTAAGGTGATTAAATGACTAATGTATATATTAAACTACAAAGCCATAGTGATAGTGACGGCCTAACTAAAAATATCATACCATTGAAAGTAACTAGTGTTGGCATTAGTGTTTCTAAACAAATACCTGCTTTACCAATTCCATTGTCCGGTGTAACATTCGGAGAATCCATAACTGCGGCATTAGATTTAGGAATGGCTAGTAAAACAATACAGATACAAGGTGTAATTTTAGACACAAGCATAACTAAAACCTTTGATAGTGGAGACACCACTGTTACTATGACAGCACATGAAATAGCGCAATTAATAGCGGCGGGTGTTGATGCTACAGGGTTTGCCCAAAACCAAGCGTTTAATGAGATAGTTATACTAGTGCCTTCTTTTGTTAAAGATGACTACACGCAAAGAGCAGGAGTGGATGTAAATGATAGAAACACAGGGACTTTAGTTCCATTTAACTTTTCATCTAGGGGAACAAGAAACGCTTTAGATAACAAAGGAGTTCCTATACCATTTTCTAGTTTCCCCGATAGTTCTAGTGATACAGGAATTACAGGGTTCGTTAGAAGTTTTAGTTGTAATATAGAATCGGAATCATATGAGTTATCTTTTAGTTTAGATTTTGAAGCGGCAACCATATTCCCATAGGTGATAATATGTATGATACACTTATTGGAAAACAGCGTGGCTTAATATTCCCTGTAATGTGTAATGGTCATGTTAGAATAGATTATAGTGATAATGTTCCTAGCACTTCGGATAATCAAGCGTATGGTATATTTGCCCACGAAGGTAATTTTACTTTTGAAACAATACTTACTCCATATGACATAAATGGCTTTGGGCAATATTCTGCGACAGCAAGACCAACTGTTACTGCTACAACTAAGGTAATGCCTAGTGCAATATTTAGTGATGCTAGTAGTGCTGACCCGCAAAGTAATGAATACATGCCAATTGCTAATAGATTAGTTCATGAAATGAATCTTTTTTCTAGCACTAATCTTACAATAGCGTTGGTAAATTCAACATTACATAATGAGAATCAACCTGCTGAATATAAAATTAAAGTTACTATAAAATTAGGCAGTACAGACTATACTGTTACAACAGACTCTACTGTAATTAATGCAACTTCGGGATTCGGTTGGTTTTATACTGCTGATACGCTAGAAGGATTTGATAGAAGTGGAAGAATAACTCATGTTGTTGGAGGGGTTACTGATGGGTCAAATAGCACAACAACAGTTCCGGTTGCTTCTACTGCTAAATTTCATGTAGGGCAGGAAGTATTTACAAGAAGTGGATTTACATTTACCTCTTTAGGAACTATTGCTTCGATTAACTCCGGTGTTAGCATTGTGTTAAATACTGCCCCATCTAGTAGTATTAGTACAAGTACAAACATTTTTATTTCTGCGTATAAAGACCCTTCATACATCAACAACAACTTTCACATTGCTTGTAGTTATAATGAACTTGGTAAAGAAGTAAAGATATTCTTAGATGGACTATTAATTAAGCGTCAAACATTATCCACTACGGACACCTTTTCTATGGCTCAAGAAGATTACTTTATCGGGGCTTCTAGTAATAATGGAACAGGAACAGAAAGTGCTATTGCTAACAAACAATTTATGGGAGAGTTACATGAAATGTCTATGGTAAATACCACTAGAAAAAAATTCTCAATAAATAATCTTGCTCCTAACGCAGACAGCACATTATTTTACTTTAGATTTGAAGAGGTGGATATATGACTACTTCTACACTTGTTGCACTAAGTAGACCTAGTAAGGGAAGTCCTCAAAGTTTTACTAGAACTTGTAACACTAATAGTAATACTACATTAACAAACCTTACCAACCCAAGTTTATTTATTGGTATGAAAGTTACTGGGGCAGGAATACCCGATGGAACTATTATTACTGCTTTGGATAGCAGTTCTAATGAAGCAACTATAAGCAAAACCACTACTGATTCTGCTAGCATAACTGCTACATTTTTTAAGACCGCTTACGATACTCCTACTAATCCACAACTTTGCGTTAGTGCGCTATCTCCCACTTCTAATGGTTCTTTAGTAGATACTTTTGGTGTAGCAATAATAGAAGAAACTTCGGGCAATGTAACTTTAACTCCTGTAGGCAGGGTGCAAGTCACAAACTGTAATGCTACTGCCGGAAGTTCAAGAGTTACTCTTTCTAGTGGCAATACTGATTCTTTATATGTAGGGCAACAAGTTACGGGAACAGGGTTTTCCACTGGAAGTTTACCCGATAATAAAGCCGCTAGAATAGAAAGAATTATTTCTAGCACCGAATTTGAATTAACAGAAAAAGCAACATCTAATGCTACCAATGCTACTTATGTTCTAGGATTAGAACACTCTAATTTATCAGTAACAGAAGGTATTAGAATAAAATGCTTTGATAATTTGACAGGCGTAGGAATTAGATTAAACAGCATTGACTTAACAACTACTCATTTATTTGTTATGATACACTCCGATGATGCAAACAAACACCACTTTGCTAAAGTTTCGGAAATATTTACTGATGATATTAACGGAGATTCCTTTGAGTTTAGGCCAAAACTGGGAGATGAAATAGCAAAGGATGTAAAATTTAAGTTATTTTCTACACCTATACCTACTGATAAAACAATAGCGGCAATAGGGCTTGGTATAAAAAATACGCTAGCACCTTCCGTTTCAGTGTCAAGACCCTTGTTTTATTTCTTCAATGAAAACTTAGATAAGAAAAATGAATTAAATCATAATAAAAAATACAATTTGGTTTATTCGGAATTGGATTTTGTGGCTGTAAGTGCAACTCAAGACTCTTTAGGAACTAAAAGTTTTTTTACTACAACTCCCGATTTTGGAACTGACATAATAGATTATGGTAGGCATACTTTGAAAACTAAACTCATTGATAGGCTCAAAGACCAAGATAAACCTACTACTAATACTAGTAATGAAGGAGAAACGCTATTAACTTATACTCCATTTTCAAGAGATGCCTGTTTTACTAACGCTAGAAGAGATGATAATGATACAATAACCGATACTGCAAGTCAAGATTATGACGGCCAATATAGATATTTGACCTATGGGTTTTCAAAAGATAGGGCAAATATAGCGCATAATGTTATTGACCATATAATGTATGAATCTATGGGAGCAAAGTCATCAATAGTTAAGTTAAAACTCACCGACCCATTTAAAATAATGTCCAAAAAAATAAGTGACGAAGAACCAATTAGAATTAGACATAGACTATTTATCGGAGACTTTAATGAGTTTAAATCAATAGGGGCTAAAATAACTTCTAATCCTAGCGGCAATACTTATGCGACAACAACAGACCATGATTTAGGAAGTTACTTGAATGTAGGTGATGAAGTTAGAGTTGGGTCAAGAATAGTTATTGTTCAAAGCATAGCATCAATAAGCGGAAATACGCAAAACATTACTTTTAGAAGTCAAAATAGATTAGAAACTGAATCAATATTTACAACAGGTTCTTACACTTTAGCAAACGATAGTGTTCTTGAAAGAAGGGCATACAATAAAAAAGACAAAACTTTGTTTACTGACTTTCCACTAGTGTCCGATAGAACTTCTAGTTTATTTGTTAAGTTAGTTTCCGACTCTCTTAGTGAGTTATATGCTAGCGTAAGTGCTATTGATGTGAATAAAAAACTTATAACATTGTCTTTTTCCGATAAGGGCTATTTTGATTCCGACGGTAGCACTACAAACGAAGCGGCCTATCATTCACAAGGAACTATGTTGGATTATATGTTTGGGAAGTATATGATATACTCAGAAAAACTAAATGGAGAAATAGAAAGAATAGATGTTTACAAAGAAAATACTATGACTTTCGTTGATTTAGAAGCAAGAAGTAATGTTAGAAAATTAATCTCTCCTGTAATATCTAAAAATAGTTTATTTTCTCAAGATATAATTTATTCTACTAATAGCCCATACAATCAACTAACTACTGCGGGTGCTAATTTTACTTGTGCTTTTGATAGCAAAACATTAACAGCATCTACTAGTATAACTTTAACGGCAGGTACACAGGTTCACTTACAACATGCTTCGGGAGTAATGAGTTACATAGGAGAAATTGCCGCAACTGTTACTGGAACTGGCTTTACTTTAGTAGATAACGCAAGGGCTGAAGGAACTACTTTGGCAGGATATAAAGAATCTAATAAAAATTATATGCTAAATAAAGCATTGTCTAGCAATACATTAGTCGAATCCGCAACTTCTTTAAGTGGTGCTTCTAACAAAGGATTGTTTTTCAACTCCGGTGTTAAGATTACTTCTACCGGAACAGAAGGAGATATTTTAACTGGTAGTAGTGGAAGCATACATGAAAATGCAGTTGGATATGAAATAAGTGATGTTTCTAATATGTTGAATGATTCTCACTTTCAATCTCGCCTACACAATGATGTTATTTTAACAGGAACTACTGCTTCGGGAGATGCAACAATAACAGCCTTATCATCCACTATTAATTTATTTGCAGGAATGGAAGTTTCGGGAACTAATATACCAACAGGAACAACAGTTAGTAGTATTACAAATAGTAATACTTTGGAGTTGAGTGCAAACGCAACTGGAAGCGCAACAGAAGTAAGTTTAACCTTTTCTAACAAAGCGACTTTTGATACAATAAACACACTAATGGATTTTGAAATAGTAGGAACTAGGTCAGCAGGAGCAAATGCAGGAACAATAGTTACAATCGCTCCTTATATGCCCTTGACACTGGGAAGAATAGATATAAATTATGCCAATACCCAAGACACTACTTTTGCCAAAGCCACTTTAGGAAAAACTTCTCACGATTTTACGACGAGTAGGAGATATATAGATGTAGATAGTGATGAAGTAGTATCGGCCTATAATCATATTAGGGGTCATCGAAACCTGCATGGAAAACCTATTTACATTGATGGTAAGTTTTTAGCAAATGTACTACAGGCAGAAAAAAGTGTTGAATTAAAGTATACTACAAACTGGACAGGAGGCAGTACAGCCGCTACTGTTGCAGTTACTAGCGGGCTATCGGAGGGACTGGTTTTATCGGGAGATTCCGATGTGAATACTTTAACTATAACTGCCATAGATAGGGCTGATACAAGTAGTCCGTTTAATATAACTCTAAGCGGTAATGCAGGTGGGTCGGGAGCAGGAAGCGCAGACATAACTTTTTCTTTACCCTCTACTCATTCTAGGATATATTTAGACAGGGAAGTGGGTTTACTAGAAATCCCTTGTAAATTAAATTCTAATAAAACTATAACTGATGTTTCTTCTACAGAAAAAATTTATGTTGGTATGAAAGTTACCGGAACAGGAATACCATCTAACACAACGGTTACTTCAATTGACAGCACTAGTAAGATTACTATTAGTAATGATGCTACTAATTCTAATGCCGATGTATCGCTAACCTTTGTTATTGCTAGCGGTACTGTAATTGACAGGCTAACCGGCCATCATAACCAAGATTCTTCAAGAGAAACTTCTAAACTAACTCATGAGTTTAATCTATTAAACGGAGGACACTTACATACTGGAAAAACTATATCCCTGTTACATCCAAAATTAAATTTAACTAACGCATATAATATAACTAGTGTATTGGATTATAGAATGGGAGGAGAACAACCTTTCCATCAAAGAACAAACAGTAGTGGAGGTAGTGCTTCTAATAAAGCAGTTAATATATTAGGAAGCAAGTTAGATGAATTTGGAACTTATCAATCTAACTTTGGAGCATCTAATTATAGATTAAACAACATAGAGAGAGGAAACTACAATAAATCTAAAAACTACCTTTATGAACCTAGCGATATATCATTTTATACAGAAACGCTAAGTAAAATAAAATATTATGCTAGTGCATATAGATTTGGTTCGGGATATTATACTGATGGTTTCCTGCAAAATAATATAATAGGTACTGATATTTGTGGAATGAATATTATAGGGCAGGGGTCAATACAAACCTATAGTGGTGGTGCCTATTTAGAAGTGCTTCATGAAAGTTTCTTTGGAAATCAAAATACAAATTTTATGGATATATTTAGAATAGGGCAAAAAATTGTAGCGTCGGGAATACCCGATAATACTTTTGTTGGTAATATAATAAATATAGGAGATACTACTACAACAGCAAGGGAAGTAAGACTTACGAACTTGGCGGCAACTACAGTAAACGCTACTGCTAGTGCTAGCGGAGTTAATGCTAAATTCTATGAGTTTGATAATAAAAGATTAATTGAATCAAGAGGATTTATACCTAGCATCGGAGATAAATTTTACGACCCTAATACGCTAGAGTCAAAAAGCGGTGATTATTATGGCATTGATAACTACCAACGAGGAGGGAAACAAAACATATTCTTTACTCCTCTTCCTATAAATAATGGAGTATTCCAAATTACTGAAACAACTTTAGGAACAAAATTAAGAAATGCTCATGCATATAAAGATAAGATTGAGCATTTAGACCCTAAAATTGCTAGAATGTTTTTATTTAGCAATAGTGATATATTACCATATTCTTCTACTAGAAAGGATAGTTTGATGAATAAAAAAGTAGAGAGGAATTTACTTAACTATTCTATGCTTACTTTACAAGACGCTAAATTAACTAATCACTCCGATTTAAAAGAAAGAGTGCTTGGTGCTACAAATACTATCACTAGATTAGATAACTCTTATAGTGCATTTAATATTAAAGAAATAAGGGATAATAAACTAATAAATGAACTTAAGCGATTTAGTTTAATGAGATTAACAGAAGTAGTTTTTGATGTTTTTTATAATCAGTTTGACCCCGAAAATGTGCCAAGCAATGATAAAAATATAGGAACTATAGGTAACTACCCTAGATTTTTATTATCACAAGTTACTAATTCCAGTGGAAATGCATTGAGCATAGGCTCGGTAAGCGGAACAACAGTAAATACGGTTCAAGCAAGTGATGGTAGTGCTTCTAGTGCAAACAACTTGGTTCAAAAGGATATATTAGTAGATAAAGCAGGTAGATTTATTGGTATTGTAGATAGTATAGGTACAAATACGATAGTTACTGCTGTTAATGCTTGTAAAACAGATTTAGCGACTGACTCTAGTGGAGATTATTATGCTCCTAGACTTAACACTAGAGGAGGTTCTTCACCAAATGGGGCTTTCATGGAACTTTACAAAATAGATTTTGAAACTCAAGATTTGGCTTCTTCTAGCAATACATTTGGTGCAGGTTCTATTACAGGCTACAATACAGAAAATGATTTTGTAGAAATTGATGGAGCAATTAATTTACTACAAATGGGAATTATGCGAGGTTTGGCTAGTGATGGAGGAAGTTATGTTGCTTCAACAGCCAATAGAGGTAATGCTGATAGTGGATATGGGGGTAATAGTTCTACTTATACTGATACTACCTTTGCTACAAGAAAAGGAGTTAACGCAATGAAAGAAGACCAAATAGACAACGAAATGGAAGATTGTTCTATTGTCTTACCATTTGGTTTAGCGGGGGCTACAGCATATTATTCACACTTAGCACAAATTATTTCCGACGGAAATCCAACCATATCCGATTCTAGTTTTCTAAATAGTCAAATATTTCCGGTTTTAGGAAAGTATGCTTTTCAACCCAATAGCATTAGCACATCATCGGGTTTTAGAAACGGTGCTGATTCTCTTAGCCTTCTTAATAGTGCGACGAACACAAGTGCGATGAACACTAATGCTACAACTAGAATGTTACAAAACCACATACCTGTATTCTTTGATAGATTCAATATAGTTGGTGGAAGTGGGGCTAAGGCCGCTATAGGAATGACTGGCACTAAAATAGGAAATTCTATAGGAATAAATGTAGATGGAACTGAAAAGGAAGTTAGATTCGGATTAGTTACTCGAACAATACATAGCGACAATACTCTTGACCCTGCCGGTTTCGCTACTAAAACCTTAGCGAGTGAGCCAACAACAAGTAGTAATGCGCCAACTTATGATAATGATGCAGATGGAGTATTTGCCGGATTTAAACCAACGCTAAAAATAGATACTGGTTATATCATAGAGGCCACTTTTAATACTACTACTGCTACTGCGGCAAAATTTACAACAACTAGCACTATATCCGGTAATGAAACTATTGGTTCGGACACGCATCTTTCTATGTATGTGCAAAGTAGCCATGTTCCTAAATTTACAAGAACATATGAGTTGAATACTTCCGCAAGTCCCGATGAACTTAGAATGACCGCTAATGCGACTTCTGCGGGAACAGACTCGAATGTTAGAGTTAGCAGAAACTACATTGGTAGTGACACAGCAACCAACGGAACTGAAGTTCATACTTTAGCGTTTACTGATACAATGATACTGAAAGGAGAAACAGGAAGGTCTGCATTTTCAGCATTTGTTAAATCGGATAATATACACTGGTTAAGTTTTTTAGATTTAACAGGGTGTTATTTAGTGGGAGAAGAAGTAAAGAGTTATAATTCTACAACAGAATCAATAGAAGACTATGAATCATCCGACATAGGGGGTTCTCATGGTTTAGGTTCGGCACAAAATCAAGAAAGATTTTCTATAAATGACGGAACACCTAAATATATTCTATATGTTATTTCTCACGAAATAGATACTACTAGGCAAGATAGAACTCATATTATAACCGTTAGCGGTACTTTCCCCGATGCCGCTTCTAGCGGTACTAGTTCTACTAGATTTAAGTCGTTTAGAATAATGCAACCTAACCATACTTGTTTTTATGATTTTAGTCCTAAAAACATTAGATTAAATCAACTTTCTTCTAAATACACAAAGAAACCAAAAGAAGATTCGATGTACGATGCACGGATAAACCATTTTATGTTTAAAGATAAACCTGCTCCACGCTCACAGGAAGGAGCAAATGAAGGGGTTTTGTCAATGTATGTAGTAGTAGACCCCGATGGACAAACTAGTGATGGTAATTTAGTGGTAAGTGACCCTACTTCCTTGAGAAATAACATTATGAAAGGAGGACAATTTAGAATGAATATTAGTGATGGGGATAATAATAATTTAACAAACATTGAATTTGTTGATGAAGGTGATGCTGTACGGCTTAGCATGACTTTAGAAGACCAAAAAGAAATGTTAGGAGTAGTTTCAATATCAGAAACTATTGATGTTGTTGTTGATGCTGAAAACACTCAACTAGGTAAAAGAGCATTAATAGGTTCAGTTGTTTCAGTTTGTCGAGAGGCTGATACATTAATTAATGAAATGTTAGAAGAAAATGATGTTGAGTTTAATTTAACTAAATCACCTTATCCTTACTTTGTTGCCCCAAACTTTAGGGGAGTGGATTTATTTTCTGCAATACAATTTTTATTAGCCAAGAAAGAAAAAACATTGTTAGAAGAAGATAATATATTTACAATAAAAGAAACTAAAGAGTCCTCTTTATTTCCTAATATTTTCTTCAGTACATCTAACCAAAATACTGACATATTATCTTACAGTAGAGAAAGCAACAAGTTTGACACCTTTAATGAAATCCTTGTTTTTGGTAAATCACACAAAGCGCAAAGAAAACACCTCAAGAACATAAAGAGAAAAGGAAGAAAAACCCTACAGGTTTTTGAAAATGAATTGATAAATCAAGAAGATGTAGATAAAAGGGCTTCTGAATTACTTAAAATACATAGTGACGAAAATTACGGATTAAAACTTACAGTAGGGCATAGGGGGCTTTCTCAAACTAAGGTCGGGGATGTGGTTACAGTAGAAATACCCGAAGAGGACATACCTAGAAGTGAATTTATAATTACAGAAATACAACATAATTTACAGGGAAGTTTAGATTTAGAACTAGGAAGTTACACTAAAGGGCTAGAAGATAGGTTTGCAGAATTAGCAATTGCTAACCAAAATATAAATAATAAAGTTAGGGAAGAATCATTTAACAATAATGAAATAGCCTTTGATTTCTTAGAAGATATTAACATTAAACCTATTAAGTTTAAAATACAGAAAAAATCAACCCCTGCCGGAGCATTTACATTAGGAACCAACTCAACAGATTCGGAAACGCTAAATACAAATACCAATGCACTGAATATAGGAGTGACCACTTTTACTACATTATTGGAGGAAGAATTTTGATAACTGAAAAAATGCAGAATTTATTGGCTACACATTTGGTCAGCCTAGTGAATAGTGGTAAGGTTGGTTTAGGTGGAAACTCTACCTTTTCTTCTCAAACAGATTTAGATGTTCCTCTTGTAGCAACTGCAACTGCTACGGCCACTCAATCGGATGCTAATGTTGTTCAAATAAAATTAACAGTTAGTGGGGCAACTGCGGCTATGACAGGGCAAACACTTAGAGAAGTTGGAGTTTTTGATTCGAGTTCTAATATGTTATTTAGAGAAAACTTCGACGGAATTGGGCCATTTTCTTCAAATGATACAGTAGAATTTTTCATATTTTTAGAGGTAGAATAGAATGACATTAACAAACCCAAATAGATTTAGCACAGCAGGAACAAGTGGAACATTAGGCCACATTACAGATGCAGTAGACTTTCCTCACACTGGTTTGATTAAGTCGTTATCGTTAGGAATGCGTGGAAATTATGCAGTAAAAACTACTAATGGATTCAACATAACTCAAGCAGGTAGTGGAAATGTAATTCAAGTAACTAGTGGTTTTGTTTTTGCTAATGGCCAACTGTTTGAATGTGATGCTAAGAATTTTGCCGATTCTGTTTTTACTACTAGCCCTGCCAATGTTAGCCATTTGTTAGTTGCTGATGTTGCAGAAGCACAAGCAGATAGATTGAAAATTATTCCTCATGGTGCTAATACAGCAAACAGAATACCGGATTATGCAGATGGTAATGATGTAATAATTGCAGTAATAACTTATACTTCGGGATTCGGCAGTATGACTGTTCAATATTTAACAACCGATAAGACATCTAATGCTCTAAGCATTGGTTATGATAGTTCGGGATATACTGAAATGTGTAAAATAACTGCCGCTAGTGGTGGAACTACAATAGAAGTACCTACTGCCGGTGGAGATTTTATTATTGATAATACAGATGCAGATAAGAAAATTGTAGCAAGGTTAGGAACCGATACTACTGCTACTGCTTTTGAAGTTAGAAATAACTCGGATGCCGCTAAATTAACTGTTCTTGGAACAGGAGCCACTACAATTGCAGGGGCTACAACTCTAAGTTCAATAGCGGCTTGTGGTAGTGATACTGATAAATTCTTAGTTAGTGATAGTGGTGTTATTAAATTTAGAACAGGAACAGAAGTAGCGTCGGACATAGGGGCGGCTACGGCACTAAACGATTTATCGGATGTTTCATATTCAAGTGGAGATTTAACCATAACTAGTTTAGATAAAATTGTTTATGCTAATAGTGGAAATGCAGAATTAAGTGTAACTGCTTCGGGTTCGGGAACTGTTGGAAGGGATTTAACTATATCAGCAGGTTCAACAACTGCCGCTTCCGGTAATACTGATGGTGGAGATTTAATTCTTAAATCGGGATTAGCAGATGGAACTGGCTCATCTTTCATTGCATTCCATACTTCTACTGCTACTAGTGATGATGCCGTAGCAGAAAGAATGAGGATTCATACTGATGGTAATGTTAGTATAGGAACTGCAAGCCCCGATGCTAACGCTAAATTAACAGTAGAAGGTGCAATATCTTTAGATGAAATATCAGCCCCTACAAATACTGCTAGTAGAGGACAATTATACACTAACGCTGATAATCATTTACATTTTATTAATGGTGCAGGGACAGATATAAAGGTTACAGAAGAAGTTTTTATTGTGGCTTTGTCGGATGAAACTACTGATTTAACGACAGGAACTGGTAAAGCAAGTTTTAGCATGCCATTTGCTATGACTTTAACAGGAGTAAAGGCAAACTGCACAACTGCTCCGGTAGGGGCTACAATTATAGTAGATATTAATGAAGCAGGTTCTACAATACTAAGCACTAAATTATCTATTGATGCAAGTGAACTTACTTCTTCTACTGCCGCTAGTGCCGCAGTAATTAGCGATACTGCTTTAGCCAATGATGCTAAAATTACTTTTGATATAGACCAAGTAGGTTCTTCAACTGCCGGTAAAGGATTAAAAGTTACATTATATGGTGTAAGGGTGTGATACTATTCCCGTTCATATGATTAACACTTATATTCAGTTTCCCGCTACTGGTGGTGGTGGTGCAACTGGAAGCGAATTAATACAAATGGCCACTAGCGCAAGTGGTAATTATATATCGGGTTCAACAGGACAGGCTTTACAATTTGGGTTTCAAAATCCAAATATAAGTCCAAATGGTAGTAATATGGTTGGTCGCAATAATACTGATGGCGATATGGCGGTGATGGAAGAGGATATGTCTGAGGAAATAGAGGGTTATAGTGAAATTATAGAAGCCGACTTTAGCGCAACACTAGGTTATGGAACGGCATCAACCCCAACTAGAACAACTCAGCATGTTGCTTTTTCTACATACGAATTACAGCAAAGTCAAATCGCAAATAGCACTAGTAGTTTTGACTTTTATATTGGTGGATATATAAGAGGTTGGACTAATGCTTCTACTGCTAATAATGCAGGTGTAAGTAGCCCTGCTTGGACTATTGATAGTGCCGCTTTGATTTCTAGTAGTATTAGTAATGGTTGTTCTGTTTCACTAAATAATACAAATGATGGCAGAAGAACTACACAAGATAATATATTTTCTACTAATGGTAGGGGAATATATACTACTGGTTCGGCTTCTTCAAATCTTAAACAACTAATATTGTCTTTAGGTGGAGGGAGGGGCAGTTTTACATTTCCTGCTATGGGTGATACCTTTACTCTTAGGGTTAAAGCCGATGGTACAATATCGGGTGCGGCACAAACTCAAAGAATACATGATATAATAGTAACTTGGCTTTAGGTGATATTATGACTAGAATTGCAGTTAATCTCCCTACCGGAGTTTCCGGTAATTTTGAAATAGCACATTATACTAATACTACTACAGATAAAATGTGGCAGGAGTATTTACAAATGAAAAATGAATCTCATTCAAACTATTGTGTTTTATTAGATTCTAATTGCCCTATGCCTATTATGCAAGACTCCGAAGGTGAATATAGAGAACATCAATGGCTATGGGATTTTGCTACAGGCGATGTATTAATTGGTGGTTTAGGAATAGGAATGGTAAATGAATTTTTAATCAATGCTCCTAATATTAATTCAGTAACGATTATAGAAAATTCACAAGATGTAATAGATTTAGTTTGGCCTCATTGTGTTAAAGATAATAGATTTACTTTAATACAGGCTGACATAGAAACTTGGATTCCCCCTCAAGGTTCTCAATGGGATATAATGTGGTTTGATACATGGACTAGTGCTAATTCTCTAGGCTTAACTGAATATGAAACGCTTATGAGAAATAGATATTCTAACTATTGTGATAATATTGGCTTTTGGGGGAGTTTGCCTCCATCTAATTAATAAAATGTTTCTACTTTTTCTATTCTTGCTTAGTTTCGCTATTGGTTATTTAACCGTTAGTGTATTATTAATTGAAGATAAGCCATTAGGCTTTATTATTTTAAATTCAAACGACGAATAACTTTCGCCTATTCAGAAAATTTTTTTGCTTTTTTAGAAAACTTTTGAAAAAATTTTGAAAAAAAAATTTAGAAGGAGAGTAGCCTAAACTACTCTCCCTCTATTTTTTAGTGTCTACCGACCATATACCCTTACAAGAACGACATTCCCAAAGTTTTACTTGTTCACTAGAACCAACATAGAATCCTAAGATTCTCTTCGCTAGTGTTTCATCTCCGCAATAGGCACACTTTTGTTTTAAACTCATTTCTTATCTTCCGTTTGACCCATCAATCTTTTAATATAATCATCTACACTTTGTTCTGTTATATTAGTGCCACCAAATGCGGCAAAAAACAATAGTGTTAGAATGACCATAAAGATAAACAGACCAAACCATTCTGCTGTACTCATTACCAATTCACCTCCAAATCTACAAATTCTTCTTTCTCTATTGAGAATGCTTTAACAATCCCATGTTCTTTTCCATACTGCCAAAGGTCATAAACTAACTGGGTGTCTTTCATACAGTATTCTACTACTTCATCATATTGACCCATCTTCCATAACTTAGGTGCATCTGCGCTATCCATAAGTTTAGAGTCATCCATAGTACACTTTACAAGATTCTTAAGTTGGAATCTTTCACCGTGTTCTTTTAGTAATACCTTACTAGTGTCAATATAGTTTTTTTCATTTAGATATTTATGGATGCAATATATATCCATAGAGTCTCTAAGTATAGGTAGGTCGAATACTGCTATATTGTGACCTAACACTTTACCACCTTTAGATAGGTGGTCATCCAAATCATACTTTAGTTCACCTAGACCTTTAACAACATGGCCGGACTTAGCAAATGAATCCACAGGTTCATCTACATAGACTGTTCCTGTATCTCCATCCCAAGTAGCAACGGTAGAAACTTGAAACATATGGGTATTTCCGAAGCCGCCTATTTCATGCGACATATTTTTTGTTTCAATATCTAATGCTAATACTGTCATATTAATCACCCTATAGTAAAGGTTGGGCTTTGTCGTGGTGTAGTGTTAGGTCTAAGTCGGTTTCGTCGTCTTTCTTCTGCTTCCCGTCGTTCTCTTTCTCGTTCTTCTTGTGCTAATCTTCGTTCTTGTTCTGCGATTGCTCTATTTTCTCTTTCCCTTGCGGTGCTTTGAACTAACGGCCTTGACTTTGTTGGTATTTCTTTTCTCTTCGCTTTATCTCTAGCCTTACTCTCTTCCCTTCGTTTTTTCGCCTCTTTTTCCCTTTCTTCTTTACTTGTTCTACCGACTTCTCTACCTTTGGTTTCTCCGACTTTACTTTTATCCTTTCTTTTTAGATTATCTCTTCGCTGTTTAACTCTATATTCGCTATTTGTTAATAGTCTTCTCAACTGGGATAATGCTAATTCTTCATCTCTTGAAATAGTATTTCCAAAAACTTTAGACACTTGCTTTTTCTCCTTATCACTAAAAGGCAATTCATCAATTGAGACTGTCCTTTCTTCTCTAGTTGTGCCTCTATATTCGGGATTCATTCTTATTGAATTGGATATTCCCTCAAGGGCTTCAGTTTTGCCTTTTTCATTAAGGTTTCTACCAAACACATTCGACGATAAAACATTATTAATTTCTTCTAATCCTATGTTTTTTACATTAGCAGACTTGGCATCTATGTCTTTTACTCTTCTAGCGGTTCTTGCATCTACACCTCTTTGAACAGCCTGTCCGGTTCTACTTAGTATGTTTTTTACTCCTTGAGATAATTTATCTTTTGCACCTGTCGCACCTCTATATGCACCTGCAACACCCTTTGCACCAAGTTTACCTGCTCCTATCGCACCTTTTACTCCCGCACCTACAGCCCTTCTTTTTAAACTAGGCTTAGGTTGTTCTTGTTGGCCAATCGCATTAAATTCATTAAGAACAAGTTGCCGGTATTTTTCATTGTCAGGCGCATTAGGTTTCTTTTCTCTAACCTTGTCTTGTGCCGTTCTAAATTTCTTTCGTTGTTCTTCATTTAATAAAGAGTAATCAGTATTCCCACTTTGAACATATTGTCTGTAGAAGTTTCTTTCATTTTCTTTAAGTTGTGCTTCATCTACTTCTGCTGTTTGTTCGGTTGGTTTTGGTTGCATTTCACGACCCGACAATAAACCATATGGGTCATAGTTTGTTTGTTGTTTGACTATATGCCACCAAGTAAAATAATTATTAGTAATGTTGGCCTCAAATCGGCTATTATTGGTATTGTCATTTTGAATTACCGAATCATATATCATCTTAATCACTTGACCATAACTTACTAATCTTTTCACTTTCTTCGTCTACGGTTGGTTCATCTGCGCCAATTCTTCTCTTCAAGAAAGCGACAATGTTAGTTCCTGCTATACTTAGCATGGAACAACATTCCCATCCTTCATCACCATAAGTATCTAATGTTTCTATTATTACTTTTGGCCCCTTTGTCACATCAAACACAACATATGTATTTTCGTATTTCATTTCTTTTCCTCCTTTAATTTCAAGTAAACGGTTCTTCCTGTTTTTCTTTTGTTGAATTTATCGTCTTCATAATCTGCAAACATTCTATACCTAGTGGAATAGGTGACACCGGCTTCTTCTAGTTTCTTCATTAAGTCATTTTTAGCAAAGAATCCATCTTCGTCTTTCTTTACTTCTTTGACCGCTTTAAAGAATACTGAATCTTTTTCCGTGACCTTTTTCCTCCTAGTGCGCTTTAGGCTTTGCTCTAACCATGCTACCAATGTTTTATAACATTGTTGCACGATAACACCTGCCGCTTCAACATTCTTGCTCGTAACCCTAAACCTTTTAGTTTTATCCTTAATACTTAGGGCTTCGGCAACAGAACACAAAACAGCCATTTTAATCAGTATCTTGAGCAATCTAGTTTGAAAGGTAGATACAATCTTTCTAACTTCGGGGTGCGTATCGCTAATAAATTTACGCATAACTTCATATTCATAGTGTAGTCTATCGTTAAAGTCCGGTGTATAAACCATCGTACTCAGTGCATTTTTATCAACTTCATGGAATCTATCTCTAACTGCTTGATAGACTTTGAATAGTCTTTCTGCGTGAACATCAACTGGTTGTTTAGCATCATCAATTTTACCTGCTTGACCTATTTGTTCTTTTCTCATTTGGTGTAGAGTATGTTCGGGAACATCCCAAATAAATAGAATCATTCTTTGTAATACACCTTTGTTGGCGATAACCTTTGCCAACTTTTCCGGTGGATATGTCATGGCTAATATTGACCTTTCACAATAGCATTTCATCATATCTCCTTGTTTTAGTTTCTTCTTGATTACCCAAGAAGAACCTGCTAGTGTATTCATTAAAGTATTTAGATAAACGATGGCTTGTTCTTTGTTTTGGCTTTGTTTAAACACACCGGAATATTCAAACTCATCCCAATGCGCTAATCCGCTACCTTCTAACAAACCTGCTTGTCTTACCATGCTTAGTTCTTTCTTCATTCTTTGATGACCATTCTCATCATTCACAGCATTGCCTTCATTATCTAATACAGGCTTTTCTACTAGTTTCTCTTCAAAACCACCAACAAGGGCGGCATCAGTATATTCTGTTGCTGACATAATATCAAATTTCTTTTTAGAAAGATATTCTCCTTCTTCGCCACTAACTTCTTCTCCTTCGGAGTTTATGTATTTGTTATTTACATGAAGCCCACTTTCGTTTATCATAGTAAACAACTTTTCGGAAACTGGCTCTACAAAATTCCATAGAGTTGATTTACCCGAACCGGAAGTTTGTATTTGGCAAAAATGTACCCTGCTATCTTCTGTGCTTCTACCGTTTGGTATTTGTATAAAGTCTTTACAAATCTGCCCTAATATTACAAAGCAACTTAGTGCCGCAGGTATATCATTCTTGAAAGAAACTGCGATAGCATCTTTTTGAAATTCAGCAACTAATCTAGGCAATTCGCTAGTCATGTTTACTGACGCTTCTTCTATTATCTCCGCATATTCTCTTTGCTGTTCTGTCTCATAATTATCAATATCTTCATTCATATTTTCACCTTTTCTTCGGAATGCAATACATTCAAGATTCTTCGGGCTAGGGTTTTTCCTATACCATTCATCTCTTGAAGTTCTTTTTCTGTTTGTTCGCCTATTTCCATAATCGAACCATAGTGCTTTATCAGCGCATTCGCCTTGTCTACTGATAAGCCCTTTATAGTTATGAGGGTGTCTATCCTCAAATCATCTGTTGATATTCTTTTAAATATCTCCGGCTTGATAACTTCTCGCTTAATGGGTTTCATTTTGCATATAGAGGCAATTATCAAAGCCGCTTCTTTTTCACTAGTTACCCAAAATGCCTTAGCATCGGTATCTAATGTTATTCTACCAATAGCCCCAAGAAACTTATTTCTAAGTTTATTAGACCAATTAGCGTGTTGTGCATTAGTAAATGTTTTATCAGTTCTAATGTATTTTTTATATTGGTTTACACCTTCATCTATACTGCCATAAATAATAACAACATTAGTTTGATAGTGCCTATCCATGTTATCTAATTGAGTCCACATTCTTTTGCTCATTACTGAACTAAGAAAATCATGTGCTGATTTAGCCTCAAAACATACATCATCGTAAACATAATCTCCTATCTCTATCCACTTCTTTTCATAGGGTATTTTCATTTTTAATGCTTCACTCTCTACTAGTTCTACTAATTTAGAACCTTTCTTTTCTCTACTATCTATTACTAACATTATGCTTCCTCCGCATGTTCAGGGTATCTCCAACATTTACCAACACAATACCCGTTAGGAATCAATACAGTCGTACAATGTGGACTACTATAGTTTCCATAAACAGTAAACTTGGCATGTTTTCTAGTTTCTCTTTCATCCCAATCTAACCATATCTCTTCGTTTGTTTCGACTAAGGTTCTTATTTCATCTATAATAACATCAAGTATTTTCTGTTTATCAGCATCACTTTCTACATTAGCACAGCCGGATAATAAATCTCTATACCATGAAACTAGATATGCTCTAGCCATGTGAGAGGGGTTTTCGGTCATAATAGCATTATGTAAGCATGGTAGCATTGGTAGTGTTCCTGTTGTTTTAGGGACAGAAACCTCACCACTTACTGCTTGCATGGGTGGTGCTTCGGGAAACACTACTTTTACATTCCCGCTTTTTCTAAACGGTATGCTTCTAGGTTTCTTTGCTAACTCAAGTATCTCATCAATTGGTTTGTCTAAATCAGTTTGAAGTAAAGGTATGCAAAAGTAGGGATTACCATTCTCATCCCTAGAACTCATGTTTACTGTATTAGGTATTCTTCTAAGTCTAGTTGCTTGGCCAACCCTATCATCAAGGGTTATATCATTACCAACTCTATTCATTAAGTAATTCTTAATCTCTCTAAAGAAAACCTGTATGTTTCTAATTGTGTCTGTAACTTCCCCAAAAACAAACAAGTGAAAGCCTCTACCGGAAAAGAAAAGAGTATATTGATAATCATTCTCAATAATATAAGTCATGACAACATTGACATCTCTCCATGCTTTCTCGATACTTTCGCCATGAGCATCAAAGTCAAGAAAGATTCTGTCAAGTATAACTGATGAATCTATCTTGGCTTTTTCTGCAAATTCAGCAAAATCATAAACACTAGTGTAAACATTAGTCCTATTATTTTGAGCCTTTACATAACTCAAGTATTCTTCTTTACTTCTTACTATTCTTCTTGGTAGTGGAGGAGCGTTCTTCATTTGACTCCCCGACCACACTTCTCTCGGAAACTTCATTTTTATTACCACCAAAATTAACTGTTGCGTTATTCAACATATTTCTCACTGTATCTGCTACTTCTGCTCTTAGAGAAATCATTACAGTTTCTCTCATCACATCTTCAAAGACATGACCAACAAAGGTTTCTTTGATTCTAATTTCTCTAATTAAATCAAATCTTTCTGTTAGTTTCATCTCCCCATAAATATCACTAGCGAGATTTTCAATTGTTTCTTTTAGATTAGATATTTCATTAAATGTCCAATTCTTAGCCAATACTTTTTGTTTTATTATTTCATTCATACATTCACCTTCTTGAAGACTATAATATAAGGGGCATAGTTTTTGTTAAGCATAATAGTATGCTCACATTCTTTACCATCTAGTCTTTGAGTTTTTACCCACTCACTAACTTCATTAAATAGAGATGTAGTTTTAGTTACATCATTTGCATTCAAATTTACCCTAGCATATCTTTGGCCGTTAGGCGACCTAGCAAAACTAACTTCTATATTTCCATTATTAAATTCATAATTCATAATATCACACCCACGAATCCTCTTCAGCCGCATCACATAAACTAAAGTAACTACAATGAGAACAGGTCTTAAAGAAAAACTTAGTCGGAAATGACTTCTGCTCATAGGCATGAATCAACTTCGCAATATTTTTCATTACTGATGTCATTGTTCTATTCTTCACTTCTTCTGCGAATACATAGTTAGAAGCAGGATAATACCAACCCCAATGTGTTACAGGAACATTAGGTTGTAATCCATTCTTAATCAAAACTTCATCTTCTGCATTCTCTATAAGCATTTGATAGAAAGCCATTTCTTTTCTCATGTTTGTTGCCTTGTAGTCTTTCCATGCTCCTGTCTTATATTCAAAAGGAACATAGCCACCATTTTCCATAAAGATTCTATCTATGATACCTTGAATATGTATCTTGTAATCTCTAGTTAATGGAAACTTAAGATTAGTGTTAGCAGGTATTGTTATTTCTGCGTCAAATAAACCTTCATTACATACAGGTAAATACTCATCCACCTTATCTTCTGCTTTAGCCTCTAAGAAGCGTTCTGCTTCAAAAGCGGCTACAGTCATAGATATGTCGAAGTATTCGTCAATAGGTGTTAAACTTGCACAATAATCATGTAACTCATCTGCTGACATATGTTCTGCTTTCTTGATGTCAAAGTCATCAAAGAAGTTTTCTCTATGAACATGCAAAATTGTTCCCTTTCGCATTGCTTCTGTTTGGTCTTGAGGCAATCGCTGAATATAACTAAAGTTATATTTCTTAGGACACCAATCAAAACTACCCAAAGAAGATTTACTTATCTTCAATATAGGTTCGCTAGGGTCATCATAATTTTCCGGCTTCCAGTCATAAGTATATTCACTCATGCTATTTATTATTGCATTATATTTTTCATCGTTATTCAAAACCATTCCTCCAATTTAGTTTGTATTTTACCCGTTTTAATATTAGACAAATCCCAATTCATAGCCTTATAAATCGGTTCTGCTTTCTTTATCACTTGGTCTGCATAATGTTGATAATCGGGTTTATACTTATCAAAATCAACATAGCGTGAACCTGCAACATAATCTACTGTTTTTACTTCCTTTGTAAGTGGGTTAGTATATGTTTCGTTAGACTTGACCTTTAGATACAGGTAAGAATCATCGAAGTTAATGCCATTTTGTTTAGCATGAACGACTCCTGCAATGCCCGAACCTATTGATGGTCTTCTACTTTCTAGTGTAGTAAACTTAGAAGTATCTTCTCCACATTTTAAACACCACTTAATAGCAAGACATTCATGTAACTTGTGCTTCTTTCTACACCCATTACACTTTACAGTAAATCTATCTTCTCTAAGTCTGCTTCTCTTGATAATATCCTCAATAGGAATATCACCATTTAGCACACTATTGTATTTATCATGTAGATATTTATTAATTTCAGTCATAGACTTCTCATTCACCCACATGGTCAATACATCTGTTTGAACTCCCTTAGCAAGTTTGGTTTCACTAACTCTCTTAGCAGTAAAGCCTGTCATTACAAACTCCGGCTCGTCTAACCACTCACCGTCTTTCCATGTAATCATACCTGCATTTCTGTTCTTAGTTGTGCCAACACCTAATGCTGAATAGTATTTCTCAAACTCTAATACGACAGGGTGTTGTTTCAATCCCATGACATTAGGAAAATG